TCATTTTGTCCCCTCACCTTTCTGTTTTAGCTGTTCAAGTGCATTTTGAATAGCTGGAGGCCATGGGACCCCGAGAACTCCGAAATTTTCAACGAGGGATAGCCCTTCACGACCTGCATAATAGTAAATGGCGAGTGTTCGAAATATGGGGGCTTGTCCGCCCATCATTTGATCAAGTTGATAAGCCAAAATGATGACGAGGATAACAATACCCTTGCGGACTCCCCCCCATAACATCACGTCGCTATTCACTTTCTTTTGCTTCCATGCCCCTAAGAAACCTGTTACATAGTCAGCAATCATTAGATAAGCTAAAAGCCGGATCGAAACATCCCATCCTCCAAGAGAAGTAACTGCGAAAGTGGCAATGGTTGCAAATATTCCTCCAAACGTCATTTCCTTGCTTGTAGCTCCTGCAGCAGCAGTAAACAAATACGTGCTAAGATATCGAATATCCATAAAAGACCTTCTTCCTGTTCCCTGGTTGAGAACGATTAGTTATTTTTAGATATGCCGCGAATTTTTGAAAAACTAATGGAACAAATTGATAGTCGTCATAGGTCAAAGTACCGGCATGAAGTCTTGTTTCAAAATTCACCCAATAATCATAACCATTTAAAATCTGTTTCTCTTTGATGAGGATGTCTAAAGCTTCTTTAAACGTCATCTTTTCAGGATTAATCTCTGCTGTACCCGTCCACATATCAGTTACAAATCCTTGAGTGAAGAAACTTTTCGGAATCCAACCATAGCCGAATTGCCCCCAAGCTGTTCCCCAACTATTTCGAACTAAGACGTATTGAATTCCATCACTGAATGTCTGATAGCCACAAGCAAGAATTGCATGCCCACCGAGGAATGTTTCCTTTGTTGTGTCTGGAACAGGGATCATTCCCGTGTTACGAACGGTTGAACTCTCGAAGCTGTTATAAATGCTAATCCCAAGGACAACCGGCTGCTCTTGGGCGAGTGCTGCAAGCATATCATCATACGAAATAACACGGTGATATTCGGCAATCTTGAACTCTCCTGCGCGGGCGGTTGCTTCTTCAGGAGGTTTATCGCGAAACTTGGATTCAACATAAGGCTATAGAGATTCTGGAGGACAGCCAACTTGCTGCAGCACCTTCATTCCATCTCGAATGTAGGCACCAGAATCTTCATTAATCGTTCCCTCGATCTCGCGCTCTTTCCAGTAATGAAAAAGACGGCTCAGCCTAATTAATGGCTTGCCGTCTTTAATCATTTGATACTCTCGTAGTCCACTAACAATTGCATTTGATGTGCAACTACCAAGACTCAGCTGATCGACAATGGGTGATAAGTTCGGGCGAAGGTCAACTTTGTCTGGAAGATTAACTGTTGCTTTTGCTTTCATCGGTTTAAAAAGAAGGTCGCGCGGGTCAATTGGATCTGGTTTCAGACTGTATCTTTTCTGCATATGTGTTCCTCCTTATAATTAGGCAGCTGTTATTGCGTTTCGCAAATCAATCCAATGCTGCCCTTTGCGTTTTACTGTTGTATCTATGATTGGATCTACACCCCATGTTGGTGCAGCTACACCCAGAGAAACATAGATGTCATTAATCGCCTGTCTGATCTCGATCAGATGAATCGCTCTGATATTCGTACTTCCTGTGCCGTTCGTCCAATCCTTAATAGTTGAATCTGTCCAGATAATGACAGCTAATCCACGGGCCTGCCGTACTGTGTTCACTTTGTTTCGGATATCATCAATCGTTCGTTTGCTAATCGTCGTGTGATCTACTGCAAGAGTAGTCGGATAGGTTGGCGTTTCGATGGTAATGTTTGTGACTGCACTCCACGCTCCCCAATCCTTGCTATCGTAAGCACGAGCTCGAATATACGCTATTCCATTTGGCAGTGTATTAGTAGGTGTGTGCGTTACTAGAGAGCCACTCGCGAACGGTGCAGTAACGTTAAAAGATTGAGGCGTTCCCGACATGGTAACGGCTGTAGGTGATGTGAATGTCGGAATTGGTGATCGTTGGAACTCAAGATCTAAGAGACTCGTATCATTAGCATCAATAACCTTCATTCGAATCTTAGGTCGATCATTGTACACTTTGCCGCCGGCTACCACATTCTCAATCGTTGTTACCGCATAACTATTCGTCGTGAATGGCGTAAAGTTCAACGAGCTTGTGTTTTGGGCATAGTCGGTATAAGTAACGCCCCAACGGTACATAGTGCTGGGCGTTAACCCAGTGAAGTTATACGATAATCCCGTAACGCTTGCCGGGAACCCGGCGACGTTACGCCAAGCGTTGCCGGCAAACACCTGTAAGTACAGCGTAGTAAGCAGCAGCCCGGAAGATACAGGCCCGTCACTGAAGGAAGACCAAGAAACGCCGTTAGAAGTGGCGTAGAGTATGCCGTTTGTATGGGTTGGAGTATCAGGTGCGCGCGTATCAGTAATGACCGGATATTTCGTACTTCCGGGACTCCAATTTCCTGCAGCATCAAGATACGTCACCCATACCCAATATCTTGTATTGGGCGTCAAACCTGGAATTGTGAATGATGTAGATCCAACCGCAGGTTGATGAGTAGCTACTCGATTACCTACATCGTCATCTACTACTACAAATAAGCCACTCAGCATAACTCCAGCACTCGGAGCAGGATCATTAAATAATGAATATGTGGTTGCAATTGTTGTTCCCGTTACTGCTCCAATGGTCAAAGATGGAGCATAAGGTGATTGCGTATCAATAACAAGACGAACATGAGAGAAATTTGAATCTCCTCCACCAGATCCGTTTGCTATATTAACCATGCCTGCTGCATCTTTTACTTGAATACGAATCCAATAAGTTCCGTCAGCGCCAATAGCACCTGCAGGAATTTGGAAAGTGTTTGCAGAACCTACACGCCATCCAGAATCCCAAACGACATAAGAATAAGCATTATCAACAACTTGAACAAGATACTGGCTTTGAGAATCTCCTGCGTCTGGATCATTAAACGTCCACCCTACTGTCGGAGTTCTTGTATTGATGTAATAATACGTCCCGTCAGCACTTGCGGCAGCAGCAACATAAGGATTTTGCGCAGCATTTGGAGCTTGATTAGGAATAACTGCTTGTACTGCAATGTACGGAGGATATGAACTGTTACGAGAGTAAATTTCAGAAATTAACCATACACCATTAGCTCCCGATATTTCATTTCTCAAGTACACTCCATAACTGGTTCCGCCGGCTTGCCTACTTCCTAAAAATACCTTCGTTAATGGATAAGAAAACCATGTCTCTCCTGTTGACGCTCCCCATCCAGCACCAGAAATATAGCTCCCCATAACTGTCATCTTATACGGATTATCTTCTGTTGCACCTTGTCCGAATGGGAATGACCATACTGCCACGTTTGAAAGTGTGCTCGCGTAAGTTGTCCTCGCCATAAAGTTCGCACCCTTTACCTGTGCATCGGAACGAAGTACATTCGGATTCCAATAAAGCATCATGAATTTATAGGTGTCGCCTTCATTCGACTTAACATATTGAGAACCTACGTTAATGGTAGCGTTGTACGGATATTCGATTTGACTTGCCTCATTTTGCGTGTAATCACAAATGATTGGAACATTGATCGTAACAAGTGATCCAATAGAGTACTCGATCACAAGTTGCGGAGCAAACGAAATTCCTCCACTATAATTTCGTGAAGCGAATCCTTGTTGATAAGGAACTCCATTTACATAGTAAGACAACATGAAGCCTGCAAACCCAACTCGACTTTTTACTAAACTACTTACGTCCAAATTCATCCAGTTACCCGAAGCTACAAGAGGCACGTTTTGACTTGTAGAGAAACTGTCTACCAATCCAGAATAGTATCCTCCGCCACCGAATCCATTGTAGTTTACGGTTGATTCAGTAAAGTCTGTAATTGTATTAACGCTGAAAGGAGTTGATGTTCCAACGCCCCTGTTGCTTGGATTTGATACTGCATACAGTTTCAAAGTTGCAGAAGTTACAAAAGCATTTGCAGGAAGTTGAGAAAAATCAAAGGTCATAATTGGATATTCTTGATACCCGCTATAAGAGACACTCATACTTCCAGAACTTCCGTAGTTCGTAGCAGGTGAACCACTTGCTATATATGAATCTTTCGTTGCCGTTAGCGTTAGCGTAGGCATTGCTCTACCTCCTTTCTAAAAGAAACACCAAAAACGTCCCAATTAAGGAGCGTACCGCGTAGCTTGTTCAAATTTAGCGAGTAATAATTGTAATGTTACAGCGTGCATGGGTGCCGTTGGATCGGCAGGAAGCGTGATGCCTGTGCCTGTGAAAATGGGGTTGTTCTTAGGTGCTAAAGCAGATAAATCCACAGGTGGAATGGCTTGTATTTCTTGTTTTACAAAAGCTGTAGAAGCTGCCTGATCTGTATTAGTACCTGCAGGAGCAGTCGGCACTTTGGGTTTGTTTATAAAAACGGGCGAATCAATTGGTGCCTTTCCAGCAAGATCCTGCAGCGTGGCATAAACAAGAGATTGGTTAATGGAAGCTGAAACATTGGCGCTGTTTCCGACTATCGTAATGACATTGATTTCGCGCTCAAGGATATCTTCCGCACTGCCTGCAGGTATGTAATCTGCCGTCTGCCCTGCGTTTCCGTAACAATACAGAATCTCTCCAATATCAGGATCTTGCGCGAAAACGCCGATTTCGCGGAAATAGAAGCCGGTGGCAATATCCTGATTAGATAGTGGAGCGCCAACAACAGCAAGTCCGCCAGTGAGTGTCTTTAACTTCGTTATGGTTAACGATTTTTTCTCATGCACTAACGCATTCAATTCCGCGATGACTTGACCGCTTAAGCTGCCATCACCGATGGCAATCCGATTATAGTGAATGGTTGTTCCGATCTGAGCTTTCGCTTGCAAAGCTCTTCCTTTGTTCGTTATCTGTAAACCGCCAAATGCTGACATTTACGTCACCTGCCTTAATGTGATGAAATCGCCGATATGGACCACGCCGCCAAAGTAAAGGTTCATCGAGTCGGCTATGGATACTTGAATGGCATCTAGCCTGGATCTAATGTTTTTAACGGAATTAAGAGCCTCTAAAAACTTTTCGGCCTGTTCATTGGTTGCTGTTGGATTGTTTGTTATGACTCTGAAGTAAAAAGGATCTCCACCATACTCATACCATTCCTCGACCTTCCCGTCTCCGAATATGGTTGTCACCAACTCTTCAACAGCGGATGCTGTGCCTTTACGTTTATGCCAGGCAAAGCTTTTCTTGATTAATTCCCGTCGCTGCTCAATGGGAAGGGTTGGATCATAGAAATCAACGTGAAACTGCCAAGCTAATTCATTGACTTCCTCATCGGTTAAGGTATCGAATCGATCAAAGTAAGAAAGTTTGTGAATGGAAGAAGTAATTCTCTGCAGTTCTTGGTCGATGGCTTTAGCTGCTGCTGATAACGTGGAGTCAGATCGCAAATTTTCAGGCAACAAATCTAAAAGGCTGCTGCTTTGTAACTCAATCATCTGCTAGCCCCCCGTAGGAAACATCGATGTGATCAGCGACGGCAATTTGCGTTTCGCCTACTGCCGTAAACGATGGACTTCCGAGCTCAACGCGATGTGCTCCTGCAATCATCACTCTCCGAATGAGTTCGGAAGGATTGACATCGCGACCTAATTTGGATTTTTGCCACAACACATAATCGCTAACGGCAGCTGTCACAGCTGTTTGAATCGTCGTGATTTCAGCGACACGATCACGGCTGACCCAATACGTAAACGTAATATCATAATTTGATATTGTAGGTGCTTCGACGGTTACATGATCGGTTAAAGGCCTGACTTTTTTAGAACTGCAGGCGTTAGACACGGCGGTCAACATATCTTCATTTGGGATCGTGCCGCCTTCAAGCAGGGGAACGATGAGAACAACGGCATTAGACGGTGAGGTCACACTCACGTCAATAATGGAGGGGCTTGCAGTCTTTGCCCAAAATTTATAAGCTCCTTCTGATCCAGCAACCGAGAAGGATTCAGGCGCTTCGCGAATCCGATTGCGATAAGGCTCGTTGTCCTCAATATCTGCTCCACCGGCACTGGTCGTTGTATTTACGGCAGACACCACAAAAGGAATGGGGTCTACGATTTGTTTCACTTGGCCAGATAAATAACCATTCCCCAGAATACCAGGCTCAACACAGGAAGAAGCGACATCGATCGTTAGTGAACCCGACGGAATCTCCACTGTTTCATTTGTTGCAAAGTACATTTTTGGATTTCCTTCTGTACTTATGCGTGTGCCTGAAGGAATAATAATGGCGGATAGCTGCAGAGCTGAAAGTTGAAAGCGAATCGTTGTTTTTGCTTTGGATGCTGGCAGCCGGTTGGTTTCTGTGAAAGCGCCCATTTCATCAAGAACGGTGCCGCTTGCATACCGAAGATAGTTCATTTTCGATACTTTGTTAATGAGTGCTCGCTGCTGTACAAGAAGTGAAGCAATGCTATTAAAAAAGAGCCTCCTCGGATCGCCTGGATAAAGGGGTTTTCCATCTAATGCCTCAAACATGGCAATCAGGTCATCCGTTGTTTGGGTCGTATCGGCACTGACAAGATCAAGTTCTGGGAGATTGACCAAACTCATAGAGACGCTCCTCCTTCCTTTGGAGTGATTCGGATAATAGGAATTAACCGGCCTGCTTGTGCATCTTCCTGAAACAAGACTTGCACGACCTCAACGCGAGGTTCATATTTACGAATTTGCATAATAATTTCAGCCGTAAATAGCGGTTTTGCGAGGTGCACAGGCTGATCCATAAAAGAAGGCTCTACACCAAACTCTCTATCGAGTGGTACAGAGCCTTTTATGGTTGTAACAATCGTTCGGATGTTCTGGATAATTTCATCCGTACCTTTTGCGCCAAGATCAATGGGGGCGTTTGCTGCTAAGTTAATTTCAATCATGTACTCACCACATATTCTTCAAGTGATAGATTTGCCGATGCGGTGAGCACGTTGCCTTCGTTATCTATGCTGCCCCACGTTTGTGAGAGTGTTGTGATGATCCATAAGCCTCCCCCTAATCCTTTGCCGCCAATAGTGAGTGCCATGGCTGTTCCTGACCGTTCTAGTTCTACCAATTTATCCAACTCTTTACGTGGATTGATGCCAAGCGAAGCGTTGAATTGCATGGTGAACGAGATCGTATCCAGTCCTGGACCCAAGAACTGAGTTTTAGGCTTTTGCATGAACACATCATGTTTCGCCCATCGCCCTGCAGAAGATCGGGTAAAGTCACTGAACGTTCGGAGGGTTTCGGCAGAAGCAACAAACACCACGGGACCTAATGCGCCAATCATGATCCTCCGCCTCCATACGTCAGTGAGCCATTCACCGTTACATTACCTTCAATAATCAGCCCGTTAGTGGCTTTGATATGCACGCTGCCTGTCTGTCGATCATAAAAGGCATAGCTGCCGTCTTCAAAAAAAACACCCCTCTTAGAATCGGATTCTGGTGGAGGTGTTTCTAAATCATTATAAAAAGAGCCAAGGCAAAAACCATTTTGAATGCCGTTACTCAAAAATAAACACATTACAGGGTCACCAACGGAGGGCATCGCTGCTGTTTTTGCCCATTTGGATTTGGATATCATCACAGGCAACTCGCCGCTCAACATATTGCTGTTATCGGGGAAAACAACTCGAACCGTACCGTTTTGAGGATTAACAGACGAAACATTGCCAGCTCTAATCATGCTATCACCACCCTAACACTTTTCTAATTTCAATATCTGTTTTATAGCCGCCGCTGCCCATTGAATGTTTGGCATTTTCAATGATGTATTTTCCGTCAAATCGTCCCCACCCGACCACGTTTACTGTAATACCTGTTGCTATATTTGTGTTCCCAGGCAGCGAAAAACTGCCTTTTCCGAAGTTCTTATTTTCTTCCCTTAACTTTTTTTCAGCTAAACGAAGCGCTTCAGCTTGGGAGTCTACACTTTCGTTAACGACTAACACAGGGCCGTCTTTAGGTGCGTTGGGCGGTGTGAACGTCGCTTGAATGTTGATAGCCTTTTTAGCATCGTGGTAGACGACTTTGCATGATGTATAAGCAGCATCGGATGTACTCCATGAAAATGAGTACGAAGAGATATCTTTACCGCGACGAATGTCCAACGAAGTTGGAGCTGCTTCGTATTCGGATTCATCAAACAAAATAAGACTGCCACCCGAGATTTTAAGGGCAAGCCCCTCTTTTACTGCAATATCCTGGAGGAAAGCAAGGTCGCTTTGTTCGGTTTGTTCAATACGATCATAAACTTGATTGTGCTTCCCCTCGAATAAAAGAGTAAGACCGGCCTTCGCTGCAATGTCCGCAGCGATTGTCGTTAATTTTACCTTCTCCCATGCCTTGGAGCGTTTTTCTCGTCTTACAGTTGTCCCGATTGGAAGTGAAATAGACTTGATTCGAATGATGTCGGGTGGACCCGAAAAGTCAATGCCATCCACTTCAAATGTTCCTAAATCCAGTGTGGCCATTTCATTAGATGCGTTCCAATTCATCGTCTTAATGGCTGCTTCAATGGTGTCCCCTTCCGCCGGCATCCAGTCGTTTTGCCACAATCCCCGTGAATCTTCTAACGTAATTTGAAGATCATCCAGCTGACCGGATGCGTCCGTATAACTAGCATCAAGCAAAAAATCTTTAAGGGATGCTGAGATATCTGCGCCGTTGTAGGATATTACGAATTCCACCCGTCTCGCTTCTTCAGTACTGATCAGGATCTCCCCCTTTTCCATGGGGGCAAGCTTGAAGCACTGTTTACTGGCATATCGGGGACTTCAATTTTTACATTAGACGAGAATACCACGGTGCTGGCATGATCAGGATTGGCAGCGAGGAGGGATGTCATGAGTGATTCTTTTTTATACACTTTATAAGCAATGACATCCCATGTGTCTCCAGATTGTGTGATATACGTACTCAACCGAATGCCACCCTCCTTTGCTGCCTTTGCAGTGCCTGCAGGCGTTTTTGTAAATCATCGTTATTGTCAGACTGAGCAGCTTCGACTTGTGCGCGATCCACATTCCCATAGAAGTTATTTACGGGTGCATAGGTGACGGAAATGTTGCTGCCTTCGCCTCCACTGCCTTGTGCAGAAGGAGTCATGCCGAGCATTGATCCTGCTGTTTGCCAAAGGTTACGGGAACGTTCTGAATTATTAATAGGTACGATGACCTCTGAATCGCCGCCTTCGCCTACCCAAGCAAGTTCTGGGCTATTAACAACCCCGCCGTCTGCGTATCCGCCAATCTTAGAAAGTTCAGGTATATTAAGGTCAAAAGATCCGCCGCCAAGCCACTCTGGAAGATCAAATTTAATGTTGTTCATCCCTTGAATCACGCGATTTATAGCATCGATGATGTTATTGATCGGGAACGCCAAGAGAGAACCTAGTGTGCTGAAAATGCCGCCGAAAATCTCCCTAACCCCAAGCCAAGCTTTACCCCAATCCCCCGTGAAAACACCAGTAACAAAGTCGATAACTCCACCTAACATATCGAAAATACCGCCAATGGCGCCAGAAATGGCTTGTATGGCATTCACTACGGTGCTCTTTATCGTGGGAAAAGCGTAATTAAAAACAGCCACCAGAGCGTCAATAATGGGCCGAATAATGTTCCAAACTGTGGTGAAGGCTGACGTTAATTTATCCGTAAGCGAAAGAATATGCGGCATGATGGCACTTATCGCTTGTGCAATGCTTGGGACGACCATGGTAGCAATAAAAGAAGCAATGTTTGCGAATATGGGCATAAACTTTCCAAGTAAATAGGTAGCCACGGGTATTAGAGCACTATAGATTTTATTTGCCATCGTAGCCATGGTGCTCATAATTTCCCCGATGATTGGTATGAGCTGAGCCATGATGCTGCCGACTGAACTAAAAATGGGTTGAATGTAAGGAAGGACTTCACTCCACAGCGTCAGGAACTTGTCTCGAAGATCGCCTAATTTGTGAAAGACATTTGCAATGCTTGAAGCAATAACCTCTGCCTGGCTGTCATTAAGACCAAGTGCTTTCGCGTAATTGATCGTGACTCCTTCCATCTCTTTATCAAATCCATTTTCCCAAATCCAAGCAGCATCGGCGGCAATTTCGCTAGTGGCGGCACCGATGAAAGAGCCGACTTTTCCCAGAGAACTCTTGATAGCTGGCATGACATCAAACATCGAGTTGCTAATGTTTTGCATGACTGGCAGTAGTTTATCGGATACCGGAATGACAAGAGATGTTTCGAACTGCCTGCCAATCCCTCTGATTGCTCCTCCCAAGGAGGTATATTTCACCTTGGCGATTTCACCCATCGTATCTTTGGTGCTATCAAACTGTTTTTGCGTATTCCCCATAGCAGAAATAACCTTAACTTCTAGATCCTCAAATTGGGTACCAAGCAGCGATACGCCTATGGCATTTCGTTTTACAGGATCTTCGACGTTTGAAATCAAATTCAGCACTTCCGTAAATGATTTCTTGGCTTCGGGTCCGCCTTTGGCAAAGGTTTGCGTCATTTTTTCAGCATTTAACCCTAGTGCTTGGAACGCTTGCGCCGAAGTTTTGGAACCATCTTTGGCGCGAATGTTGAATTCTTTGACGGCATCACCGACTTTATCCAGATTAAATGCACCGGCATCAAGCCCGGCACTGAACGTATTGAACATTTCATCTGCAGAGAATCCGAGTGCTTTAAACTGGGGTGCATATTCGTTGGCTGAGTCCAGTAATTCGCCCGATTTATCTAATCCCTTTTGAGCGCCTGAAGCAAGGAGATTGAAAGCTTGATCACTGCTAATGCCAAAATTTCGCATCATGGTATCACTGGCTTTTAAGGTTTCGGGGATATCTTGCCCGAATACATCTCGCATGTAGAGAGCTTTTGTCGTTGTTTCTTGAAGTTCTTTGCCATGCAGTTTTGTGATCGAACTCGTTTTGCTTATCGCATCCGACAGATCGTCCCATGACTCACCCAAATTCATGTTATACATGGAAGTTGCAACGTCCTTGAATTCACCCATTTGCTCTGCAGAAGCGCCTGTACTTTGTTGCAGATGCGCCATGGCAACTTGATAATTTTCTGCCATCGAAAAAGCGGCTCCTCCTGCCACAAGCGCTGCTGTTCCTATAGCAGCCGTTGCACCTACAGCAGCAAGTCCAATTCCTCCAAGGGCACCGCCTAAACCACCTTTTTTCGAAGAACTATGGCTGCTCGTTTGCTCAAGCTTCTGCATGCGCTTTTCAAGTTCAGCAATGGAGTTGTTTGCTTGTGTAAAGGATTGTGAAAAGGTGGATTGAAGCTGTGCGCCGAGTCGGAAAGCAATTTCATACTCTCTTGACAACTATTTCTCACCTCGCTTTGCTAAGAGCTCGTTTGTTGCTCGAATCCAGTCCATGACTTCAAGAAGGGGCACAGCCAACCAATGTACGGTTGGTGTATGAGTAGACATAGAAAGAGAGACAACCGCGCCCATCAGCAGTTGTCTCCATTCCCGATCCTTGAAGCCTATCCGAGCAAAAAATTTTGTGCTCTCAATGTTAACTTAGCAAAATCTTTGGCGGAAAACCGCTGAAGGTCTTCGACTTGCAACCCTGCTGCTTTCGCGACAACAAAGGAAAGGAATTGCTTGGATGTTTCTTTGACTGGGGCTACATCCCTTGTTCTCGCGGATATCGCATTGTATTGCCTTTCGATGGCAAGAAGGTCATCGCCAGTTAGGGATTCGAAATCTAACACAACCGAGGTGATGGTTTGATCTCCACTGACAACTGGTTTACTCAAGGTGAACACGATGTCTTCATTTACAGTTTCATTTTCTTTCATGTGAGTTCGTCTCCTTTGTTATAGTGCTAGTTGTTGGCGAATAGCAGCAAGGTAATCGACACCATCAATGATGCAAATGTAATTATATTTATCAATTTCCACGACGGTTTTCCCATCGACGGTTGCTTTGAGGTAGATCACTTCAAATTCGCTCGAACTATCTGTCGTTGCGCCAGATTCCAATTTTCCAAAATCGAATTTCTTAGGAATGGCTCGTACAGATACTTTCGCGCCGATTGGAATATACGCGCCTGTTTGGGTGTCATACGTCTGCTGTGAAGCCCTAAAATCGAGCGCATGCGCTTTAGGTGCTGCTAATCGAATGGCGGTAGGATCGATTGTCCGCCAGTTTAATGTGCAGGTCATGCTGCTGAAATGCCCGATGGTTGGGGAATCTACTTCACCAGCAATGCCTGCCCCTTTGATCGTCTCAGATAGAGACTCCAGGCTAGGAAGAGTGACATCGGCCACCCCGAGGAATGTGCTTCCTTCGTGATAAACAGAGTAGCCAGTGACTTTTTCAGGAATTTGCTTCATTGTTATTCCTCGCTTTCATAATTACGAAATGGAACCCAAATACTGCGGATCATATTCAATAAGGAAATCAATTTCTTGCGCTGGAGATGGTGGCGTTACAAAGATATGAAAAGTAAGCTTGCCATTCATCAGATCATTTGTTGTATTCTCGGACTTCAGGAATTCAACACGTCCGCCCAAAATGGCACCAGACGACTGAAGGCCATTGAACCAAACATTAATGCTGTCGGTAACAGTCTGAACCAGGCGTTGATCGGTGGTATCGTCTACTTTTGACCAATACGTGAGGACGACCGTATTAGCAATCCAGTCGAACATACGCCGAATTGGGATAAATGTATTGATTGGATCTGCGTCACTTGGATACATGCCGGTGCGATTTCCCCAAACCTTCCATCCTCCAATAAAGTTAAGGGCCGTTATAATTCCTTTAGCATTTAGGAACGCTGCTTGATCGGGTCCAAGGAACAAATCTGCTCCGCCTTTTTGCACGGCTCCATCAGCTTTTAGTAACTGATTAGAAGGAGATTTGAACGGTACACCACGGTTTTTGGCATCTGTTGCACAAAGCACAGCAGCAAGATGCGTGGAGAAATGATACGTCTTCTTGCTGTATGTGATTTTGGGGTATACAGGAAATTGTCGTTTGGACGTATAATGATTTTCTTCCTTCCAATCAGGAGCCTCCGAGTAGAGGTCGATGTCCTCGGTTGGCAAATCTACAATCGCCTGTGCAAAAAAATGACCGTTAATTAGAGATGCCTTGCTTTCCATGATGGCGGCAACGGTGGGTTCATGCGAGAATCCTGGCGCGATAATCAAGTTAGGAACCAAGCTAAATCGTGGGAAAATTTGCTGAATCAGTTCAAGCCCTGCTGCTTTTCCTGTCACACCATCCAAACCGCCGATAATATCAGCTTCATCTACAGCAGCGGCTGTTAGTTTGGTATAGCCAATTTTCAACGTGGCTACATTGCCAGCGATGGCTCCGCCTGATTTGGCAGTTACAACAAGATGGCCGGCAGCGTCATAACCAGTCGTGTAGTCAGTGCCTAAAATATGGGTGGTTGCACCGTCACCCGATTTAACGATGACGCTGCTTTTCAAGACACCTTCTACATTGATCACGGCGACTCCCGATGAAATAGCTGTGTCTGCAGGTGCGACTACCGTTTTGTGGGTAGCAGGATTCAATACGTTAATAAAAACAGCTGCCGATTGACCATAGAGCCGATAGAAAGCATCCATAAATTCACATAACGTATAGGATTCGAAGTCGTCACTGTAACCAAACGCATCTTTCGCTTCTTGAAAAGAAGAGCAAAGAATAGGTTCGTTGACTGGAGGCGTAGCCCGTGTGCTTAAATGAACGGGAGCCGTACCGACAATAACGACAAGTGTTGGATTCGTTGCTGCAGGTGATAAAATGGAGGTTGGGATTTCGGTTGTGTAGATGCCATGTCTTTCCACTGTCATCAGACTCCTTTAATTAACCGCGCATAAGCGGCGTTTTCAGGCGTGCCTTGTTTTTGCACAGCCTGTTTGGTGCTCGTTAAATGCTGTACCGGCACGATAAGTTGTGCAATGTCAGCATTGCCGCTGACTAAATCCTGTACATGTGTAGGGATACCGTTCTTAAGGACGGTATACTGCGATAATCGCCCGTGTTCAATGGTAGGGCCGACATAAATGAGTGAATCGCCGGTTGCCGTGATGGGCTTCTTTTTTGGTTTTGTACTCATAGATCGGGAATCTCCTCTCGTAAAATCGTAGGTAGTGTCCACGTTGTCATGGCTTCGCCAATCCATTCAGGCGATGGCTGTTCTTCAAAGAGCTGCCATTGATAAGGGAGTTGCATTTCATAGCGATGATCAAGCAACCGTTTCTTCAGCAGTGCAATGCGGACATCTTCCATGACATTTAAAACATCCATGAATCCATCGTCATCCGTTGATTGCGTGCCAAAAAGAAGTTTGACGGTTGTTCCGCATCCCTTCTCGTCCTCACCGCTCCCCTTTAAAGCTCTGACGATGACATAGGGAAAATCAGAATTTTGGGCATTAGCCGCTGTTTTCTGAGGGAGATAGCCAATATGTACCTGCGGTGTTCCGCCGACTCTATCCTTTAAAATAAGTTCCAAGAAAGCTTTGATTGCTCGAAGAAGTAAAATTGTCGTTATCGTTGTTCACCTGCCTTTTCGAGTGCCCTTAAGATTTCATGATTGAGCCGGTCTTCCATGGTATCGTGCGCGACCTGTTTTAAATGCTCCACAATGCCATGCTCGTTGAGAAGCACGGGAACGGCGGGGCCAAATACTTCTTGAATCGGAAAACGCTTCTTGCCAGCGCGTTTAAATACACCAACATGCCCTCCGCGTCCAACCTTGGCAACAAATGCGCCTCTGATTGGCTTGAGTCCACTTTTCTTGATGGCAGCCTTTAATACTCTGGGGCGTTTATCTGGGACTTTACTTGGTGTTGTTCGAAATTTGATGATCGGCGTGTTGCCGCCAGACCAACGAAGTTCGACACTGGCGTTCGCTCCCGTTTGGCGTTTAACGCGCACCTTATTGTTAACATCCTTGGTTTTAATGTGATACTTCTCGCGCACTTGTCGGCTGCCTTCTGTTCGAACGCGCTGTGAAACCCGACCTAGTGCAGCTGAGTACGCTTTGGGGATAAGGCGCTGAATGGATTGCAAGTTGCGCCCTGCCATCCGAAGTTCTTGTGCGCCGCCGCTAAACTCAATCATTGGTTTGCCTCTAACTTGATCACGTACATACCAGCCTCATCGATGATACTTTCCACCATGTAGCGCACTCCGTTAATGACCATGACTTGCTCTTCAGCGGGTTTATACCCAATCTCAACGCTATCAACATAAAGCGTCATTTTATATAAGGAAACCCCTTCAGCATAGCCAAAGGGGTGTTTTGTGGTGGAATCTGAGTCCTGAACAGCCCAAATATCAACGCCATCGACATTGAACACTTGAGCGAATTCATCAGGATTTAAGAAAGTGCTCACATCAATGGAAAAGGTATCTTTCAATTTGGGCACTGTCATCATTAAACTTCCTGTTGCTGAAGCCAAGCGGCATATTGATCCAAACGCTCTTGTTCATTTGCGCCTGGTGTTAGTCCGATAAGAACTAAATGTTCCTTTTGCGCGTTGGCTTTAAGTGCAGTGAATGCTTCAAGCGTTAACAAATTGTGATCTAAATCATTTTCTTCTTCATCGATGTATTCGGCGAGTCCTTCACTCACTAGACGATCTTGTTCTTCTTGTGGAAGATCCGTGATTACGGAACCAGCTTGATGTGTTATGCCATTATGTGAAACGTGCCACCTGCTTATGATGCTCATATGCTCACCCTTTCTTAAAATACTTTGGCAATGTACCAGGCATTTACTTCATGCGGCACAGGCAGTGGGCGGTTGTGCAATTGGGCGTAGCGAGCTGCAGGGTCTTTTTGCATCCAAGAATCTGGGATGCGCGGGCCCTCATACGTTACAAATTGGTTATCAACGGCAAGCATGACCGCTCCATAAAGCATGGACGAACGACTACGTGTTGACCCAATCATGACTGTCCCCGATGGCACCATGGGTTTCTCAACAGGGTTCAGTGGATCTGTTTCATCATCCAAATACCACTCATCGTACGAATAGAGGTCCAAGCCAAGTGATACGATTGTACCAATGTAAGTTGCGCCATTTGGCAGTGTTTTTGGATCGATGCGGCCGATATTGAATCCTCTATTGTCATACAGCTTTTGGACAATCGGGTTATTACGGAAGAAAGGGACAACATCGGAAGCTAGAATGCCCACATCAGGCGTAACACCGGATGTTTTAATGACCTCTAACCGAAGCGCTTCAAGTTTAGAAATCGGATCACTTGCTGGATCATTCCATTTATCCGTTCCCGTAAGGACCACTTTATTTGTGAAACTAAAGTCAATGGTCTGGTTGACACCTTCCCCAATCATATCTGCCTTTCCTGTGAAAAGGATTTGAGCAGCAAGCCACTCTTCCCTTCGTGTAATCGCAGAGTCTAGTTTTTCAAGATCACTTGCTAAGAGTTCAATCGCGCGGTCATCTGGAGATTTTCCAGAATAAATGTTTTCGCCCATGGAACGTGTCTGCAAGTCCCCAACCGTTAGAATCGTTTTGGGTTTAACTAGAGCAGGCTTGTAGGTTTGCGTTGTGAATCCTTCGCGTTCCATCACTTGCCCTGGTAGTCGTGGGGAAACAAAAGGAGCCATTTTCCTTTTCCCTTTGTAATAATCCACGTCAACAGATTCCGTTACGAACGTTTCTGGTGTCGAGAAAAACATATCTTTCAAGAACGTGCGCGTGGGCATCATCGCCTCGATTGCAGCTAACATTGTGCGCGGATCATATATCGAAATATTTTTTGCCATGAGTGCTGTTCCTCCTTAGTCAGTTACGCTTTTTTTGTTTTACGAGTGATAATGCCGGCGTTACGGAGAGATTTTTTATGTGTAGCGATGGTGTCTGTGCCACCAAAGATCAGCTTTGATTCATTGAACTCACCGCGTACATACACAACGCCTGGAGCATCGGCAGTTGTTGCGTCTACATCATCGGTTAGAATGCCATAAGGGGTCTGCGTACCATCGGATTTGGTGGAATCCACCAGTGAGCCTTTTGGCGTGGCTGTTGTTAAGCCGATTACACTCCCTTTTAAGTAGGCTTGTCCTGCTTTCAAGGTGATGCTATCGGTCACGATCTCCGAATGACCGGCAACGAGATTATCAAAGGTAACAGAATTCGTTTGAATGAGACTTTCCGCCATTACTTAACACCTCCACGAATTTTATTGATCACTGCAGCAAGTTTGGTTCCCTGCGCCTCGATTTTTTTCTTGGTTTCGTCTTTCTCATTGCTCAAATCTTCCCCATCTTCTCGTCCAGGTTCCACTTTGTTGACACCAGAATCGTTGGCGTCCTCGTTGCGTTCTTGACCCGCTCTTTGGCGGCGTTGATTTTGCAGTTCAATAATGGCTAACGCTGTATTAGCTGCGGATTCGAAGGTTTCGTACTTCGCCTTTGCAACAAGATCAGCAGTGCCTGGAGCTGCTAATTTATCAAGGGCTTGAATGCGTTGGCGTTCTTCTGCCGCTCCTGCCTTTGCAATCTCAGCATATAACGCGGGGTATTGGGCTTTTAATTCTTCCAAATTCATTGGTTTTGCACCTCCAGTGGATTGATTGTTTAGTGCCGGCCATAAGCGAGGTTCGCTTTTGGCTTGTGGTAATTGAGGCGGATTGATGAAGCGCTCAAAGTTCATGCTCACGCCGTTAACCATAGCCACCGTTCCTTGCATCATGGCGGTTACGGTGCTGCCTGCTTCAATTTCATCAATAAAGCCTTGATCGAGTGCTTCCTCTGCAGACATCCACGTTTCAGCATCCATCATAGCGATAAGGTCTTTCTCTGAAATGTTCGTCCGTGATGCATAGACAGACACAAGTGAATCTCTTACTTTGTCCAGGAAATCAGCAGCTTCCCGAAAATCGGATGCATCCCCCATTTGTATGGAACTCATGGGGTTATGAATCATCATCATCGAACCGGCTGCCATCGTAATTTTGTCGCCTGCCATCGCGATAATGGAAGCAATGGATGCAGCCAAACCATCAACGATGACATGCACGTTCGCCGCATGGCTCTTTAGTGTGGATCGAATCGCGAGGCCATCGAATACACTACCGCCAGCTGAGTTAATGCGTACAGTAATGTTTTTGACATCGGAGCCTAGCGCCCGAAGGTCACGGGCGAACTGTGCAGCGGATACCGATTCTTCCCACCAACTCGTTCCGATGGTTCCGTAAATAGAAATTTCAGCACTATCTTTGGCTTTATTTGTCGTCATCGTCCAAAAGTTGTTGTTGATTGTCATTTGTCTTTTCACCTCCTTCGATAAGTAAGCCACCTTCGCGCCGCATGGCTTCTTCACGGACACGCTGACGATGATTCATTTCGAAATCGCCGCCAGTGAGTTCGGCTGTCTCGCGTTCACGGGTGGAGAAACCTTCTTCCACACGCATTTTTGCGGCAGTCGCCTCTTTCAGTGGATCAAGCTGCCCGGCAGATGGTCCATGCCATTCCGCTTTAAGATACGCTTTACGAAAAAGCGGATCGTCAAAAAAACCAGGCGCAGGGATACGTCCCTTTGCGACGGCTTCAGAAAACCACTCTTCATAAATTGGCTGACAAAAATCCGATGCGATCCACGATCTCCGCATGCGAAACATTTTCCATGCTTCTAACAATGCCGCACGGCTCGCAGAATATGAGGATGTAAAGTTTTTTACAAGCAACTCATAGGGGATTTCAAGAGCAGCACCCACTTGCCGCAAAATGGATGTGACAAAACCATCAAATGCGGTGTTGGGTCGCCCTGGATTCGCCATGGATATCTTTTCACCAGGCGAAAGCCCAACGATTGCTCCGTTTCCGAGTTCATAGGAATTGGGGTCGCCTTGATCAATCTCTTGATCCATCATGACACCAAGCGGCTGATCCGATGTTTCTGACTCAATGAAAACCGTGAACATGCCGGATACAACAGCTGCCATAAGTTCAGCTTCGGTGTATCGCCCGAGTTGTTTGAGTGATTCAATGACAGGGGCTAGAATGGGAACGCCTCGCCGCTGTTCGGGACGCTCAGACTCCATCAAGTGAAGTACATTGCGCCGGCCCGTCTGTTTGCCAAAGGCTTCAACTCTCACCCATTCTTTCTTTTTATCCTGTTTGCCAAGTGGATGCTGATTGACAAACCAATAAGCGGAAACCCCGTTATATTCATCAACCTCAACCCCGCCGAGAATATCTTTTCCTTCTTTATTCGGGGGATCACAGCAACGATCTGCTTCAATTAATCGAATGCGGGTATCATAGGTGTTGCCTGCTCGCTTCACCATGGGGAGAAGCACCAAACAGTCACCACTCATCAGTTGTGATAAACAAGCGAGCTGTTGAAGTTCGTAGAAATTATCTCGCCGGCTGGCATCACATTCCACGGACTCTGCCCACAATAAGAACTCGCGCTCCACGATACGTTTAAGATCAGCTGCCTCATCATCAGAAATCCCCAAGAAATCAGCATCAATGGCAGGTTTTAGCTTTAGGCCTGTACCAATGATGTTCGTTCGAGCTGTTTTGATGGCCCCTGTTGCAAGAGCTGCTCCCCCCATATAGAGATCACGGGAACGCTGCCGCAGTGTGGACAGGTTTAAAACGATGTCTTCATCTGGCCCACCACCACCAAAATTCCAACCAATCATGGATTTTTTGGATGTCGATGCACCGTGATGGGAATACCCTGAGTTAAGAACATCCAGTTTTTTCTTAGCAACAGCACGGGAAAGTGCGACCTTTGGCGCAACGGATGCGATCATGCGTTCAAGCAGTTTCATCGGTCACGCGGAACTGCCGACATTACCCGCGCACCTGTGCGTCCGCTCGCCGCCTTACTCACTTGATTCTGCCAAAAGATAATTTGCTTTTGAATCTCAGAAAGATTGGCTCTAACCAATTCTCTTGTGCCAATTTTGTATGATTGACCTGTTGAAACCGCGAGTGACGCAGCGATCCAGGCATCAAGTTGCTGTTGTGCTTGTTCTTGTGTAATTGCCATCGTCCTTTTCACCTCCTTTCCTTATCCGCCTACGCCTTTTGAAATCGTGCCGCGTTTTCGCGGGGCTGCCGCTTGTGTATTGGGTTTGCTTGATGCAACGGCGACTGGGATATCCTTGTCTAAATTGGGGTTCAAGATTTCCAAAGCAGCTGTCGCATAGTTCCGAACATCGAGCGGTTCGTTTCGAGCACCGCTCTTTTTAATCCATTCAATTCGAGGCCGGCCCTTATGGAAACGAATGACCTTCTTTTCGCTTGTAAGACCTTGGAAGTATTCCTCGCCATAACCGCGTATGGCTTCAGTGGGAAAGTGGCAGTACCCGTCTGTGCCCTCAAATTTGTTTTTAAGGCGCGTCATGATGGTTTCTTTCCCTGCATCGACTCCGATAATAAAAAGAGCGCATTTCTCGCGTGGTGTCCGCGACATGCGCCCTACAAAGGATATACCGAGTCCGCCTTGACCTTTAATGGCAAAGATGCGGCGGTGTTCACGCTTCACACAATACCGATAAATCTCCGTGGAGTGATTTCCGTTCCCGGAGTCGATACAGGTGCAGGCAACGATCAAGCCGCTGCCATCGCTTTTATGAAAGGATCTGGACACATATTCATCGAGATCTTTCCAGACATCAGGCTTGGTTGGGTCACCATAGAGAATGCGGTACTCAATTCCCCAACTCTCTTTGCCTTTACCCCAACCCACAACCTCAATTTCTAGCCGGTCATTCTGCACGTCAACACCTGCCGTCAGCAGCTTTACATGGGCAGGTACAGGCGCGTCGTAGGCTTCACGGCGCTTTATCAAATCATCTTCCTCTAACTGCTCGCCCTTCTCTTCCCACGTTTCTCCAAGCGAGGTATTAATCCAAACTTTCAAGGTTTCGATATCTTTCTTGGCTTCCTTGAACTCTTCAATGATCGTACTCCAACGTTTCCACGGAGAAGCAAGCTCGTTCAAGTGAAAGCCTCTTGATTTAGATTCAGGTTTACGAGCAATCCATTTCCCTGTCCCTTCTTTCCAATCAAATTCCCCGTGAATGGCCCCACAGTACTTGCAGGCTAAACTGGCATCATCAAAACGTACCTGTTCCCATGAAAGAGGTTGATGTTCGCCGCAGCTTGGGCAAGGCAAACACCATTGTTCCATCGTGCTTGCCATGTAGGCTGCTTCAATCCGCGAGACTCCTTTTATGGTTGGTGTGGAGGCTAGCGCAATTTTACGATTCCAAAAGGTTGTGGTCCGTTTGACTGCCAAAGAAACGGGATCACCCTCGGTGCCGGCAGATGCTGGATAACGATCTACCTCATCGCAAAGCACGATGCGGATCGGACGGGAAGCAAGGGAAGCAGGCGCGTTCGCACCACCGAGTGTAATTTGTCCGCCTGGATACTTCTTATGCAAAATGGTGTTTTCACCATCACGGCTTTTAACATCGGATATCTTGGCTGCCAGTGTCTCGGTGTCCCGAATCATGGGGGCGAGGCGATCTTTCGAAAAGGCTTCAGCAAGCCCCTCAGTCGGCTGAATCAACATCATCGGCGCAGGATCGTAATCCACATAGTAGCCGACAATGTTGAGCAGCAGTTCCGTCTTTCCGACCTGTGCCGAAGACTGGACGACCACTTGTTCCAAATTCGGATCAATAAAGGCATCCATGATCTCCCGCATATACGGCGTGCGATCTGTCCGCCATTGCCCTGGCTCCGAAGATGCTTCGGCAGAGAGCTTGCGGTAAGAATCCGCCCATGATGAAATGGTGTGCGGCGGCGGCGGCGCGACACGTTTGGCTAATTTCTTGAAAAAGGCAAACGTTTTTGAAAAATCACTGGTTGTCGTGTCCGTCATCGGCATCCACCTCACCAATGAAATTCTCATTCTTGTTATTGAATAAGAATCCGTCATAATCGGCAAGCTCCGTTAGGGCCTCGCTGACTTCTCGGGTTAACATGCCAAGCACTTCGCCTTGATTCGTTTTTCCGAGCAGTTGAGGAGCAAGTTTGGATGGAAGCGAGAGAACTTTCGTCCGGAAGGCAGCAATCATGTCATCCATGACCCATTCCACATCTTCTGCGCGGTGCAAAGTTCCTTTCATGACCGCCAAATGCAACTCCGCTTTCTCTCTTTTTGCCTTCTCATGCTTGGCTCGCTCTTCGAAAAAATCAACTTCCGCCTTCCCTTCTTTGGTTTGCAGGGATCGAATGAAGTTCTGAACGGATTCTGCAGCTAGATATTTGCCTTTGGATGCCCGAATCAGAACGCTCTCTTCCGCAAGTTGTTGCACACGGCGAGGACTCAAACCGAGAATATTAGCGATTTGATGTGTGGTAAAAGTGATTTCTTTCGCTTCCGTTCCCAGATGAATAACCTCCTTCGTGAATGCATCGCGTGTAAGGGTCGAAACCGCTGTTTTTAGCGTTATTTTGCATTTCGCATGTTTCGTTTTGAAAGACGTGATTTCTTTCGTTAAACCGTTCGTGAAGCGCTCCTGAAACGGCTAAAAACCCAAGCGTGACGTGAGTTTTGGGTGTTTGTATGTTTATGCATGTGTATGTATATCGAAACGAAGAAAACGAAATTTTTTTGTAGCTAGGTAGATTTCGGGCTCACGCGCACCCTCACCTATTTGGAGGCTCAGGAGTACCTTTGTTTTTCCAAAAAAAGGAGCCAAGCCCCTACTTTCAGGTGTGGCTCCCTTAATTTAACTCTCTCGCTGCCATCGCAACGATTGTCCCTACGTTCGGCATCAAAGATTCTCCGCTCAACCCTAACTTTAGGCCGATGTCAAACAACATTGACGCCATCTCCACTCTCTTTTCCTCGGGTTCAATGCCAATGAACTCCAACTTCATCTGAACTTCTTTCATAAACCGAGACTTGTCGTTTTCCATTCGGATCACCTCGTCAAAATCATACCATTTCCTCCCATTCGAGTGCATCATATCTTATATTTTGATGCTCTAGCCATAGCCTCTTTTATTCTATTGCAACAACGCCTTAGGCTACTTCCAAAAATTGAGTACACCATGCTCTAAATGTGGTGCTCACCCCTATAAATGCCACCCTTTAACTGATTTATTAATATCATCTTGAGCAATCCCTATGTACCTCAAGGTGTATGAAGGGTCCGCATGACCAAGCAAATCCATTAATGCTGCAACGTTTTTTTCTTTTTTGTAATGATGATAAGCGAAAGTTTTTCGAAGAGAATGTGTGCCAATGTGTTCTAAACCATACTTTTTCCCAAGCCTACTAAGAAGGCGATAAGCAACAGAGCGATCAATTTGTTTGCGAATTCGCGTTCTTCTCTTAATTTGCCTGGAAGTAAAAAGAAATTCATGATCGCCTTTTCCTTCCATTATTGGTTTGAGTTCGCGCCTGAGATATTCTGAAATAGGAAGCGTAATCTCTTTCCCATTCTTAGATGTACGGATGTAAAGAACCTGCTTACGCATTTGCCCCACTTTCAGACTCAACAGGTCTGAGATCCGCAGTGCTGTGTTAATGCCAAGCACGAACAACGCGTAATTACGGGGTGAACTTTCTTTTAAGTCCCATTTAATCTTGGCGACAATATCCAAATCACGAATGGGTTCTACTGTGTTCATCCGCTCTCAATCCTCTTTCAAAAATTATTTATAATCTTTATAAATCTCCTCACTCGCCAAAAAGAGCCGCAGCAAACGCCGCGACTCTAGGTTGTTCTGTTAATCCTCTGAAACATGCTTCAACTATTTTCCAGGGCCGGATGTACTTGTTTAAGGAATTCATCGAAATTCGTTGCAGTTTTTAGGGCTAAAATTTTAGATCCAATCAGTTCCAAAAAGCTACTACCTTCTGCAATTAATCTGAAATCATTGATGTTAAAGTCTAAAATATATATCCTCTCGTTCATTTTTTCTTTAAGTAAGAATATTTTCTTCGTTAAACCAGTTGCATCATCCCAATTTTTCCCTGTCATTCCATAATAGGAGAACAAGAAACCAAAGCCAGAGTGATTTGAAACCAATAATGAATAGAACTTACCAACCCAAGTAACATCTATCTTCTTGTTATAGTTTTTGCACTCCGACAGCAACATTTTCTCATCAAATGGGAGATATTTTTGAAAGTGTTTTCCTCGGAAACTGAGCTCCAACAACTGGTCTATTTCATTGGTTGTACTCCTAATATTAGCGTATATATTAAATAACCCTGTTTTTTCCAACAAAAAGGAAACTAGCTCCTCTAATGCTTTTCCCTTTTGAAAAGTGTTATTTCCTTCATCAGAAATTTTTGTTTTAGTAACTGCTTTTGAATTAACTTCAACAAGTATTTGCAATAATTCTTTATACTTCACCAGATCCGAGTCCTTTAATCTAGTTAATTCTCTATACATCATTTCTTCTTGATCTAATAAAGCAAAGTATTCATCAGGAGAGAGGCCTTTGTTATTCATCGACTACCACCTTATAAACGACAATACTAGATGTTAATGGATTAATTACCGAATTAATTAGCGAATCACAATCAAAACATTCTACTTCTTCTGGCATCTCACTAATGGTCTCGAAAATTTCACCGGTAAACTTATTGCACTTACCACAATAAACTTCATAGTTTACCTTTAAAATTTTTAAGTTCAAAATGACATTTAGTATTTTATAAGCTAATGCCATTTCAATATTCAGTTCTCTTATCAAAATACCTGGATAAATAAACTTACCTTTTCTATACGGCTGTATTATTGAAAGGAGCCTCTTCAGCTTCAGCGGATGCAAGAGCTTCAAGTCTGTTAAGTTCTTCTCTATTCTTGATAATATTTCTGGTGACATAGTCCATCTTCTCCATATCAGTTTGTCGCCCATAGTAACTCAATAAGGTGTATCCTTTATCATAGTAATTATGTTTAAACTTTACAACTGTATCGTTTTTATCATTGCCTTTCCATCTAAGAGAGATCCAAGGTAAATCCGAAGTCGACTCTGTTTCAGAGATGAAATTCTCTATCAGACTTTTAATCTTTGGACTTTCGTCAAATAATTCTTCATTTACTTTGATCAGTTCCTTAAGCTCACCAAGCAATGGTAATATCGAATTGCCACTTTGTCCTGTATCTAAAACTGCCTTAGCACCACTACTCATGCTCATAGCCTGCGAATGAATTATTACTTCATCCTGATCCTTTTTGTTAATAAAATTAATTACTGGAGGTAGGTTTAAAGTTTCAATATTGAAATTAGCTGTATTTCTGAACCAATTAACAACATCCTCAATATGATGATGATAAAAAAGGTCATCACTATGAAAAATATTCTTGGCTTTATCAAGTCTTATTTCTAGGATACCTAAGTGTTTGAAATATATTCCAATTATACAATACTTAATACTCTTTTGCCCTAATTGAGTATAACCATGTAAAAGTTTGCTGAACTTCAATATAACTACATTCCTTATATTTAACATTGTTGGTTTAGGCTTTTCGCTTTCAGAAAAAAGCAGGTCGTGTCTATAATCTTCCGATAAAAAATTTTGAATTTCACCGCTTACTTCTAGTTTTTCAAATATATTCTCATCGCTAGGAACGGCAATATTAATAACTGAAAAATGGTAAGATTTATAAAATTCCCTTTTCTCTAATGCATTCAATATTTGATTATTATTCAAACCTTCAACAAGTTGTTGATCTTCTTCAACATTAGAGAGGTCCACACGATTAGCATTTTCATTCAATGCTTTCTTATTCCTGAGTTTTACTACACCTTTTTTTTCTAAAGAACTCAAAAGTTCTTGCTGAATGTATTTAGGATAAGTTTCATGAATCGTTTCAATAAGCTGTTTTTTGTATTCATCATCTAGCAATGTATTCTCGATCATCTTATCACCTTTGTAATAGTAGGATTTTATCCTCATTATTCTACACGATGATTAGGACTTTAGCCACATGTTTTTTCCTTATTTTCCCGTAGACTCCATCATTTATGTCGCCAAAAGAATTGAGATCTCATTCTATTAAGGTACTCTGAATTTGTGACTTCTAAAATTCTTTGCTCTAAAAAACTAGGGCATCTAACCCCACCTCACACCACACCCTTGACGCTAAACGTCTAAGGAGACAACTCCCACAGCATGGCCGAGTCCTACTTATGATAAAGGTACAGTAGGTATCACCTGAGCTGGATTAGCTCTATGTGATTCCACTGTACCCTATAAATGCTTTTATTTTACCTCCAGTAATTATTCAACTTACCGTCATAATTAGAAAAAAAACTGCTCTTAGATCAGTTTTATCTAATTTTTTATTTTTTTGTTAAATAGTCAAAGACATAATTCCCCATTACCCCAGTTACAATTGCAAAAACAACTGTGCCAAAATAACTAATTAATAACTTAATAGATCCTTTTTGAACTTTATTTTTAAATTGAACAGACTTCTCAGTCAGTAATACAAACGAATTTTGTGGTAATATTTCAGATAACAAAGTACGTACTAATGAAAATATTAATGTTGTTATGAAAAACGCTGCAAAACCACCTATCGCATTTAGTGTTTCGATCTGGCTAAATTCGTTCTTAGCTAGAAACTCACCGATATAACTTATTTTCGCATCAATTGATGTGGAATTAATTAGATTATTTTTCATTTCCATAAGAATTGCATCCCTGAAGTTTTCTGATTTTTTATAAATCATATATCCAACTGACAGCAAAAATAGAAATGAAGTTACAAATGCGATTAAAGTGCTCCTATTTTTTATCATTCTAAGCATTTTATTCTTTTCATCTATAAGTTGCTTAATTTGGTTTGACAACAATGATTCAATGTCATTCGCCCACGTTCTCGCTGTATGCCTTATCGTGAGTTCTATATATCCCGATTTATGTTTCAACCTAATCGGAAGAAAAAGAGCGTCCAATGAGAGTTCCTTTTTTGTTTCTGAGTCTGTTCTTATATTTAACTCAATTTCCTGTTTCTCTAATTGCTCCCTATCTGCAAAGTTAATTAAGTAAATCCAATTTAATTTTATTGCAGTAGATATTAATGGACGAATCTCTTGATATGTACGTAGTTCCTCTAAGCTATTTAGCGTTACGGATGAACTATCACTGAAATTAATTTTCGCTGAGAATTGTATCAGTCTCGAGTGATTTTGTTGACTCATTCTTTGATCTAGTAAATAATACAAATTCAATAACTGATTCAATTCAATTTCAAAAGATCCAAAAAAACTTTTTTGTAATTCTTGTGGTTTCCCTAGTAATCCTGTAATAAACTCTTTAAATCCGTTTTCCGTTAATGGGAGACTAACAAACCCTTGCCTCTGCGATGTTTCTTGTTGAACATCAATTACAATACTATCGTTTCTAGTAACATTTGTATTTATTGACATTTCTTCCTCCATTTTTTTCCACATTCTATACAATAGAATAATAGATCAAGGAAAAATAAATTACAATAATTTTAATGTCTATCTATTATTAAATTTATCTAATATCATTCATTAAATTGATTCCATAATTTCAGAGTACATGCAATTGAGATTATTCCACGATCTATGTATCGATCTACTGTACTTTCGCTCATGATGTTGCAAAATCGAAGAACTGTTGCCTTCCTGTTATTCCCCTTTAGAAAACGAAACGCAACAACTCTTCTTACATCCTCATCAATGATAAGTGCAGCTGCTCTCTCAATTTTGTCCTTTGTTTTCTTCGCTCTCATAAATCTTTCATTTATTTTTTCACTACACTGCGCATCATAGCCCTCAACATCAACCTTCAACTTAATATACTTTGACAACAGCGTTTTTGTTTTTTTAATATCTGTAATGTTTACTTCTGGGAATAACGTGAATTGATCTGATTTTATTTCGACTACCATCATATTCCACACACCCCGTATATGCTATAATAGTGGTGGAATTGCTTAATCCTCTGCGAGCCCGACCAAGGTTACACGCAGAGGATTTTTTTTATTTTTCTATTTTATTTAATATCTTTTTTTTCATCTGAATGTAAATATCGACGATTTCATTATTACCACACCCTAGGATCTGCTCCTCACTGCTCGCTCCATACAACTTCCATAATGTCTTTACAGCACTTTCGGCTTGTTCCGCAGTAGCTGCAAAATCCTCGCATAACATGAAATATCGATTTAATGATGCAAATGAAGCGAATTTCTCTATTTCATCAATTTCCAAGATTACTCCTCCTTTTCCATCAAAAAGCTCTTCCTCGTCTGCCGCTCTCTTCCATGATGTAAGATGTTTGTTAGATGAACGTTTCCAGCCACAACTAAGCAACCGTAATTAGTTTCAATCATCCCCGCTAAAGCCAGTTCGGATTAGTCAGGAACATACATAACAAATGTATTGATATCAATGCCAAATTCAATTATTGGTTTTAATTTTGTTTCAATCAGTAAGAGTGCTTTTGGATTCATATTAAGCTCCAAGCAATTCGATATTTAAAAGTGATTCTTTAATAAAATTAATGAAATTGTTATAATTAATTCATTAAAATATAGGAAAGAGGGTTTAAGCATGTCCTATGTGTATAATATTCATAAAAGATTAAGAGACTCTATGGATTGTCTTCTTACCAATCCTGACAGAAATGCAGCTTTGTGGAATATTTATATTTCATATTTAGTCCACATTTCCGAGGATGAGTTTTTAGATTCTGCTGATCGTACTTTATTCAAAAACATAAAAGATGAATTATCGAGAAGAAATCAAAAAATAATTGAGACTTATGGAGAACACTCATATATCATTCGTAAATTTGCAGGGATGAAAAAACAAGCTTCTGGCAAAGTAAGTCGTGATATTTTTAAGCTCTATGAAAGTATCAATGAAAAATACAATGAAATAACTAAGCGTTAGTTAACCTCTCGTACAGCACCCTAATCTATTTTTTGTAACAAACTCGATGAATGAACTTTAATCCCTTCGTGTTCTAGAAAAGAACAAATCTCATCAACGCTCATATCGCCAACTGATTTTTCATGCACAATACTTACTACCGGTTCTTTAATGAACCCGATCTCAGAAAGTGTATTAAACTCCACAAGCAAACTTCCAACGATACTTTTGTCATTAACACCTGTTAAACGCTTAAATGCTTGAGGTAAAACTATGATTCTCTGATTTTTATAACAAACAATAAAATTTTCGTTACAATCTTTTTCAAATGAGATAAGTACCTTCAATTCCTTCCCCTCTCTTTCCATCTCCTTAATCAAGACAAAAATACCTTTTCCAATCGGCTCGATATCGTCTTCAGTAGCAGTTGAAATAACGAATGCTCGATCATTAATATGAATTACATTCTCTTCACCTTCCTTCATATTTAACAAAAAAAATTTCGTGTACTGCTAAAGCTTTCAATAGTGTTTCCTCCTGTAAATAATCATCAATGGTTGCCTGATTTGCCTCGTTATATTCCTCCAAGATCTGTGTGTCACCTCAAACCTTTCGTCATTCTTCGAACTGGGATGCTACTTCGTGACGAGGTTCATGATATAACTAATTCAACCGACTACGACCTTTTTATTAAGTCTTTCATCTAGCTTTTTTGCCAGCGACCGAGCCTTTTCGAGCTCTTCAGGGGTTAAGCGACTTGGTTGAACCGTAGAAGACAAAACGCCTTGTATTTTGGGTCTTGGTGATCCTTGATGTCTTGATGATGTCTGTCTTCCACTCCCCCTTTGAAGATTGGATGGTGCGGGCTCATGCTCAACGTTCCAAGGTTCGTCCACCTTGAGTTTTTCCCATTTACGAAGAACCCCTTCTATGAACCGCAACTTCTTCTCTCCAGCAAAAACTGCTACCTCAATGGCTTTCTTCAGCCATATTTCGGTGAAATCTTCTTCTAAAGAAATTAATTTCTGGGAAACAATCTGTGACAGATCGCCTATTTCACGTTCATAAATACCAAATACGTTGGTCTTGCTTTGTAGATTCGGACTCTCTCGACTTTGATTTGCTAGATTGCTAGATTCAGGGCAAGAATTAACCTGTTCGCTATCATCACCATTATTACTAATATCATTTATTTCTTCTTTACTTTCCTTTACTTTACTTTGTGTACTTTCTGAAGACATATTGTCATCATTAATAGAGTTATTGCTATCAGAAACCGCTGTTTTCTCCTCTTTTTCTTTAACCGGCACTAAAAGATACTCAGGCAAAATACTATTTTTTGCTCTTCGAGAAGTTGCCGTAAGAAATCGTTTTTGGAACCCTGATGAAGTAAGAATTTCGTGTTTCTCATATAGTTTCTGATGAAAAAAACCCCACTTTATGCATTCAGAAACAACAGATATTACAGTGTTTACGTCAACATTAATTTTGCTACTAAATGTGTGATGCTCTCTCTCTGTCCAAGGATAAAAGTATCCGTTTTTGTACACTTCAGACATAAGACGAACAACAATTCCGAAGCCAAGTGTGCCGAACTTACTAACGACAACAACCAACTTATCGTCACCTTCGATTCCAATGTCCAGCGGAAAATATTCTAGTCCTTCTTTTTGGGGTCTAGCCATCGAGTTCATCCTCCTTCCCCTTTAATTTGATGCTTTAGCGGCATCGACTAACCGTTTGCAAAAGTGTTATACCACCCCAAAAGCCTCTCTAGCCCGTCTCACAATGCTCCTGATCATATGCCCATAACCTTCTTGAATCTCTCCATCTTGAACTCGTTTGACCTTGTAATGAATCCATGAAGACGTTCGCCTAATCTCTAGTACCACTGCTTCCACAGGCTGCTTTCCATCTTGCCTATGTCCACCCAATAGTGGATTAGGTACAAGCTTAATAACACGCACTGTATCACCGATTTCTGGGGCATTAAGCTCCAACATCATGTCCTTTGCGCGTTTAGTGACATCTTTTTTTAATGCAACAATATGCTTTTGTGTCATGTTAGAAATATTGGAACAGTAATTGTGTAGTACAACAGCTTTTATTGCTTGCTCAAATTTCACCTCACGCTCGACACAAAACAGTGCTAATTCAGCTACGCATGCGTTACGATCACTCCATTGAAACTTAGATTTCATGCTATGAGCACTCCTTTGTCTTAGATTCAAAACGCTCAGGGAATAATATCTTTTCCGCTTCAGTCCATCGTTTTATTGCTTCTGTTTTGAATACTAACGCTCTATTCTCTTCAATATTCTTTTCAAAATTGTTTAAAGACCGCATAGTCCTTTCGATTCCCGCTGGATCACCTAATGAGGTAGCTTCTTGCAGCCATTCTTGGTTGCGTGAAAATCTTACCTTGTTCTCGTGAATAACTGTTTCTAATGCAGAAGTTATTCTATAAAAATCCATGTTTGTATACATATCTAGATTTCAACCTCCGTACTACGATCTTCGACCATTCTCAACTGAATGCGACCGTCATCATGTAAATAGACTACAAATCGCCGGTTAACCCACCAAATCTGGTCTCCTACCTTTAATTGAGTGTAATTAGGCCGGCACTCCCGAACATTCACTAATTCTTGCTGCCATGTTAATCCCTCGTCCTTGCTAACTCCCATATTAATGTGAGTCCTTTTGAAATATGGCATCTTAGGACGTTTCATGGATTACCCCCTTGCCTTCAATTGACATGAGAGATATAATTAATGGACAAATTATTTTTTCAGGATTTAAAAAGGAATAGTCATCGTTCACAGCGGTGGCTATTTCTGTATTTACTGAAACTCCATTTTCTTTAAGAATCCGTTGAGTCATTGCACTGATTGTTTCTTGTGCTCGAAAGTCAGCGGCCATTCTTATAACCTCTGCTGCCTTCATTACACCACTTGCATATACAACACCAGAACTGTGTCCTTCCGCATTTAACATTGATATAAACAACAACTTCGCCTACTTCCAATTTGTATTAACGTTCCCCGCGCCTAATTTCCATTTGATGTTTTTGCATCAAGCGTTTGCGATCTAATGCAAACTCTTCCTCCAATACACCTTTCATTACCATTGCCTTATCAATAACATCGCTGATTTCAAACCAAACTCTCTCTGCGCCTTCCCTACGTTTCTCGGGATCGATGTGTTTAGCTGTCACAAGGCCCTCCAATGCTGCTGTAAGCTCTGAAATTTCTTTTTGAAGTAAATCTTTTAGTGCTGCTGGATGAAGATCTAAATTAGGTACATATCTTAAAATATTTGAAATGAACCCATCTGTCCGTACGTCTATCAATTCCAAGGTAGTTCTCCAATCAAGCCGAGACGATACAATTTGATCGTAGCCAGCTGGTAGATCACGCTTTCCTTGCTCAATTTTTGACAGATAACTAGCGTCCATTGATAACTCGTTTGCAAGCGCCTGCTGGGTCATGTTCCTTTTCTTACGATAAGAAATAATTGCCTCACCAATAGACATGATATTTAGCTCCTCTCATTCAATTTTCAAGTTTTTAGAATAGAAGTTAACGATTTGAGACCTTATCTGGACAATCTGGCAAGATAACTAGGTAGATTATGGATATCTACTACATATAAAATGAAATTAACAAAGCAATCCCTCGTAATTCACCTCAGCCCACCTTCGTACGAGTGGGCTCACCTTTTTAAGAAACTTAACCATGAGCAACACTTTGTTCCTCCATGGATAACTTCCATCTTTCCAGAGACTCCAGGCGGAAGAAGATTTGTCTTCCAACTTTGTAATGTGGGATTTGTTTTCTTTTCACCAACGTATACAAAGTGTCTCTATGAACTCGCAATTTCTCTGCAGCTTCCAAAATGTTCAGATCTGTTTGTTGCACATCCACACCTCCTTTCAAAAATCTAATAGTCAATGTCATCAAGCTCCTTTATCAACATTGCTATGTGCGCCTTCTTTTATAACCAATTCGTTTAGTTAAGGGCGTAAAAATTCCTCTGGAGGAACTCCCAATGCCTCTGCAATGATTTGAAGCCTATTCGTACTAATAGAATTTCTTCCTGTAGAAAGGTGATGGTAACCCATTGCTGAAATGCCTATTTTTTTTGCAAGGAAAGATTTAGTGACACCTTTATGGATTCTCAATTTTTCAATGCGTTGATGAACTTGAATCACTTTTATATCACCTCCATTAACTAACCAATTCGTTTAGTTTGATAAACCAATAATATACTAACCAACTCGTTTAGTCAATACTTAAGATAAACTTTTCGTTTATTTTATTAAACATTGCGTTTAGTGATGGTATGATAAGTAAACGGAGGTGATATAGCTGATGACTCTTGGTGAAAAATTGAAAATGCTTAGGGAGAACCATGGATGGACTCAGGCCCAAGCAGCCGAGAAGCTCGGTATTTCATCTCAAGTTGTTTCAAATTATGAAAGAGATTACAGATCTCCTGATAAGGAAATACTGTCAACAATCTCTCATGTATATAATTGTTCTCTCGATTGGCTTCTTGGGGTATCCGATGAATCGGAGCGAAAAGATGTCAAAACAGGTAGCCGCGCATACTACGGCGGAGGAGATAACCTTACTGATGAAGATAAAGCAATAGCTAATAAAAAGTTTGACGAAATTAGAAATAAGATTTACATACAACATCCAGATGGATTCCGCGTCTTCATTACTCCAGATGAAGAGAAATACTTGATGGAGCAATTAAAAATGTACAAGGCTTTTAAAAAACAAGAGGATAAATAGCAACTCCCTCATCCGATGAGGAACCCTTCTGGAGCTCACTATGCTTAAACAAAACCAAACTCTCCGCACATCAGCCGAATTCGAAGAAGCTATAAATACTCGCGTAAAAGTGATGGTCATGCAAAAAGGTAAGCTGCTTGATTTTGGCGGTCTGATCGAACGTTATACCGAAGATGCGGTATACATAGATGGTGGATACTTCTTAACAATGAATTGTGAATTTAGAGTAAGATAAATAACGGCCCAGAGAGGGCTTTTATTTTCACCAAAAAAACGAACATATATTCTTATATGTGCCAATGAACTGGGAGAAAACCACATGGATCTAACACTATACAAGCCTAATGATCTAGAAAAATGGATCAGTAGAGAGTATCAAGCCGCAGGCATTCATTACCCTGCTGAATTAGAAATAGACCGTATTGTCAGTTGGTTTAGAGGCGATGTGCAATTTTATAACGGTCCTACTTGTGTTGATTATGATAATCCGTTCTATCCTGTCATTTTGATAAATGCTTTCCAAAAAACTATTGAACGGCGTAAAGCCTTCTTTCATGAGTTAGGTCATATGCTTTTGCACACCGGAAATCAAGACAACCTTCCTACTGGCTTAAGGGAACTCCAAGAAATGCAAGCCGATCAGTTCCAGCTCTATGCAGCTATGCCCTACTACATGTTTGAGGAATTTAAGTATGTTCCAGCTTATAATTTGGTCAAGGTCTTAATGGAGGCTTTTGTACTACCAGAGTCATTTGTAAAGAAACGACTTGAGCATATAAAAAATCGAATGTATTGGCATGAACAGGACCTTATAACTAAGGAACGATTTTCTCAAAAAGTGGTTAAAAGTACTAAACATGAGCTCCAAGATTTTATCGCTGAAACACATCGTAGATATACGGAAAGGTACGGTAAGAAAAACGAAAATGAAGATCCGTGTTTATTATGAAGAAAATCCAGAATTAAATATATTGAATCCCGTTTGGCTGATTGTATACTTTGACAAAGGCCACTTCAATTGGAACGCTAAACGCTTTTTCTTACCGCTAGAGGCGCCGTTTAAACGAATTAAGCGTGGCGATTTTGATATTGGCGAAAATATTATGAGCTTTAGTGTAACAATTGAAGACTTAGTGCTCGATGTCTTAAGACCTGAAGGTTTTCTGGTGGACATCCACTCTATGCTCTCACGTATCAAAGAACTACAAAAAAATCAGTTCTTTGATCATCTGGATATTGACCAGTTCATTATTCAGATGGCTGACGTCGAGCACGTTATGCAAATGAATATAAGCCGATATTACGATTGGGGGTTTTAA